CGTAAGTCATTCTGCGCTCGTTCGGCAGGGCAGATGAAGAAGTTTCCAAAGGCGGCTAAAGACCCTAACAGCCGTTTGCGTCAAGCACGAAAAAGGTGGAAATGTTAAATGGCAATGTCTCGGTCACAGATGGAACAACAGGTTTCTAAGTCTCCTAATAAAGAACCAAGGGGTCTCACCTATTATAAAAACGGTGGTAGAGCTTCTCCTAAATCCAAGGGCAGCAAGATTTGCCCCGCTGGAAAGGCTTGGGCGAAGAGGACTTTTGACACGTATCCTTCAGCGTATGCGAACATGGCTGCATCGAAATACTGCAAAGACCCTAACTACGCAAAAGGTGCGAAGGGCAAGAAGAAGAAGAAAGCGTAATGGGTGCGTTAAAGAAATGGCGTGACCAAAACTGGGTTAGGATTGGGACCGATGGTAAAATCAAGGGTAAGTGCGGTACTTCAAAGGACAAGAAGAACCCTGACCGATGCCTTCCAGCGGCTAAAGCACGTTCTCTTTCTAAAAAGGATAGAGCTGCGACTGCAAAGAAAAAGAAAAAAGCTGGAGCAAAAGGAAAAACCGTTGTCAGTAACACTAAGAAAGCCAAAGTCAGAGGCTACTTCGAAGGTGGAACAATCAACTACACCGAAGCCAAGAGGCCGTACCAAGGGAAAGTCCAAGAAGGCGAAGCGGTCGCGAAAGGCTGCGGAATAGTTATGGGGTCTAGGCGCAAAAGCACCAAGGGTGCTCGTCAGTTTTAAGGAGAAAGACAATGGCTAGTCGTATAAAAGCAGCGGTCGAAGCTGGGAAAGCGAAACGTGAGGAGGAGAAAGAAGGAAGACGTAGGCTTGCGGAACTTAGAAAAGACTACGCTGCATCGGATGCAACTCATAGCGGTGGAGGTAAAAGAGTTGAGGGACAAAAAAACCCCACCTTTGATACTGTAGACACTAAGGACAGGGCTGGAGAAGTGTCTTTGTTAAAATCTAAAACCCGAGGTGGAAATGAACTTAGTCGGGAAGTAGTACAACCACCTCCCTCATCTTCTGCTCCTGCTCCTTCAAAGGTTAAAAACAAAGCTGTTTTTCAAAACGGTGGAGATGTTGAAGCACCCAATGCAGGAATTAAAGCGTTGCGGAAACAAGCGGACGGCGGAAACAAAAATGCCAAGAAAGCTTTGCAAAACATAGGCTATAAAAACGGCGGCTGTGTTATGACTAAAACCAATCAATCACCGAAGTTGTATTAATCATGGCTACTTCTGGGTCTAGAGATTTCAACATTGATGTTGGGGAAATCATTGAGGAAGCGTATGAACGTTGTGGATTAGAGGTCCGCACGGGCTACGATGCTCGTACAGCCCGTAGGTCTTTGAACCTGATGTTTGCTGATTGGGCAAACCGTGGCATTAACATGTGGACCGTGGCGCAAGCTACTATAACGTTGACGCAAGGGCAGTCTGCCCAGACGCTAACGGCTGATGTTGTAGATGTTTTGGAGATTGTTCTTAGGCGCAGTAACACAGACTTTGAGGTAGAACGGATTAGTCGGGGGGAGTACGCCACTCTTCCTAATAAAACCACGCAAGGCAGGCCAAGCCAGTTTTATTTTGACAGGCAGATTTTACCTGTCATAAACCTTTGGGCTGTTCCGGAAAACTCTACAGACCAGTTGGTTTATTACTATGTGCAAAGGATTGAGGACGCCGATGCGTTGGTAAACACAACGGACATGCCGTTTCGTTTTTACCCCTGTATGGTGGCAGGGCTGGCGTATTATATCGCTATGAAAAGAGCGCCAGAACGGATACAACTCTTGAAGAGTGTGTATGAAGAAGAGTTCCAACGTGCGTCTGATGAAGACGAGGACCGTGTTCCTCTTAAACTTCAACCAAGCATGCAGTATCTAAGGGTGTGACATGGCCTATGCCTCAGACAAGAATGCGTATGGGATTTCGGATCGCTCCGGTTTTCGCTATCGACTGAGGGATATGCAGAAGGAGTGGACGGGGGCGCTTGTTGGCAAAGACGAGTTTGAGCCAAAGCACCCTCAGTTGTTTCCTCCCAAGGTTGGCCCTGATCCACAAGCGTTAAGGAACCCTAGACCGGAGGGCGATTTAGAGGCTCAAAGAAACATTCAATACGGGTTCAGGCCTGTTGGTTTTCAAGGAGACGAGGCTTTGACTCCTAATACATTGAAAGCTACAGGAGAGGTCGGAGAGGTTACGGTGGTTACGTCATGAGCTTTACATTTGCGCAATTAAAAACAGCGTTGCAGGATTATACTGAGAACACTGAGACTTCTTTTGTGAACAATCTCTCCCTTTTTATACGGGCTGCAGAGGAACGAATTTTAAAGTCTGTTCAATTAAGTTTGTTTATTAAAAATGTTTCAGGCACAGCGACTAGTGGAAACAAGTTTCTTGCAGTGCCAAGTGATTTTTTAGCGCCATATTCTTTGAGTTTAAGAACCGTTACGGACCCAGCGACTAGTGGCAGTGATTACGGCTTTGTGGAGTTTAAAGATGTTAGCTTTGTTCAAACCTATACCCCTGACCCTGCTACAACAGGTGTGCCGAAATACTATGCTACGTTTGATGTCAGCAATTTTATTTTAGCTCCAACACCAAACGCTAACTACACGGCAGAGCTTCACTACCTATATCGTCCCGCAAGTCTGACCGCAGGGGCGGAAAGCGGGACAACATGGTTAAGTGAAAATGCAGAGTTAAGCCTCCTGTACGCTTCGTTGATAGAGGCGTATATCTTTATGAAAGGTGAGCAGGACGTCATGGCAATGTATGACAAGCGATATCAAGAGTCGTTGATTGGCTTGAAGCTGTTGGGTGAGGCAAAAGAAACCACGCAAAACTATCGCGTTGGTCAGGTGATAAGGGCCAAGCAATGAGTTTTCTTGTTTCTATGGACGTTCCAAAAGAACCCATTGTCACTGTTCACACGACCAACAACCGTGGGCATACCCCTGAAGAGATTGCTGCTCGGTGTGTTGGTCGAATTGTTTCTATATCTGACAACGCGCATCCTGCTATACAGGCTCAGGCTCGTGAGTATAGGAGCGCGGTAGAAGCTGTCATGGTGCTTTTCATGAAAGAGGCTATTCAATCGGACAGAACTACGGTATGTAATGCAATAAAAGATGCGGGGCATCCCAGCCTTGCAGAGTTTATAAGGAGATTGTAAATGGCTATTAGTCAAGCAATGTGTACCTCTTTTAAAAGAGAGCTTTTAGAGGGCGTTCATAACTTCAAGAACAGCGGCGGCGATACTTTTAAGCTGGCCTTGTTTACAAGCTCTGCGAGTTTAGGTGCTGGCACCACGGCGTATGCAAGCAGTGGAATAAATGAGGTTGAAAACGGCAATGGGTATTCTACAGGGGGCAATACTTTGACCCGTGTAGACCCCACAACCACTAACACAACAGCGTTTACAGATTTTGCTAATACTACATTTAGCAACTCAACCATCACAGCGAACGGTGCGATGATTTATAACGACTCAGCTTCGGGTGATCCTGCTGTAATTATTCTTGCTTTTGGCAGCGATAAGTCTTCAAGCAGCGGGGATTTTACTGTGCAATTTCCAACACCCGATGAGAATAGCGCAATAATTCGGATAGCGGGTTCATAAAATGGCAATAGTTCTTGGAAATCGTGCAAAAATGTCCACCAGTACCACGGGTACTGGAACGATTTCCTTGGGCAGCGCCCTGTCCGGGTATCAGACCTTTGCACAAGCTGGCATAACTAATGGTCAGACGGTGCGTTATGCTATAGAAGACGGCGCTAATTTCGAGATAGGGAGTGGCGTTTACACCTCTAGCGGCACAACGCTTACCCGTTCTGTTACAGAAAGCTCTAACTCTGACAGTGCTATTAATCTTAGCGGTAGTGCCGAGGTGTTTATTACTGCGTCTGCGGCGGACATATTTGTTAATGATGGGGCTACCTCATTAACTACGACAGGCGTTATTACGGGTGGCACGGTAGAGGCAACCAGCGATACGGCTGCGGGTGATAATGCCGCTATGGGCTATACCAGCGCAGAAGGTTTAATTCTGACGGGCCAAGGCAGCACGAACGACATAACCATTAAGAACGATGCGGACACTGCGGTGATTTCTATACCGACAGGTGGCACTAATGTTGATTTTGTGGGCAGTATTGATGTTGCGAATGTGGGCATTTCAACGGGTGTTATTGATTTAAAGAACAGCGGATCACAGTCTGTTGTTAAGTTCTATTGCGAGTCAAGCAACGCGCATTATGCTGAGATAAAAGCTCCCGCTCACGGATCG